ATCAGACACCAGCGCATGCTCCTGCCTAGAGTCTGAGGTAGTTCTTCGAGCTCAGAGTGTTGCCCTCTCCTAAATCTGGAGGGATGGTCCCCATGCTGTGGAAAAGCATGGGGATGACTGGACCAAACTGACCGGCAAACATACAGACTCTATTTGGTTGGTAAGCTTGGTTCGGTGAGGTTTGGTTGGTAAGGTTTGGCGGCTCCCTTACAGCGCAGAAAATCGTGCACTTTCATAAACGGAGCACGTCAGCGCGCTTACACACTTGCTTGCACACCGGGCGCAGCGGCGCAAAAATCTGCAGAAAAATAGCTATTTTATTTGGTTAAGACTTCTCATAATCCCTTGGTCTTTGGCTCGAATCCAAGCGGGCCCAGTCTTAAAAAGCCGTTCATTTTTCCGCCGAGCCCTCGGATCTTCATGACAATCCTCGAAAGCCCGCCTAAACTAACTTCAACACTGAGCGAATCAAAGTGGGCTGTACAACCTTGGGGAGGTGTGAGGTGCGTCAGCCGACACCAACTTACTACGAGCCAGTTTATGACGTCCCGAATCTTGATGTTTGTTTCAAAGTATCGCAGTGAAATCCTCGTCGGCTGCTTGGTCTATTTCACGCTGGTGGCCAAAGACCTGATTAGCTTTTTGCGGCAGCTCACCTAGGGCTTCGACGGAATCGCCCCCGTCAGTTAATTGCAACCGCTGCAGCCATTCTTCACCGTTATTGGGGAATGTTTCGCGTTAGGGGATTTCAGTATCGCGAGCGCGCTTGGGTTCGCGTTCTTCATTATGGTCGTAGTCTTGATCGGCAAGCAGGTCAGTGAAGAATAGACCAATCGCTGTCAGTCGAAGTGGAGCGTCGGCACTTTGAAACTCTACATCGCCAATAAAAATCACTCATCGTGGTCCTTACGCCCCTGGGTTCTGATGCGCGAGCTCGGAATCCCTTTCGAGGAGCGCCTTGAGCCGCTGGGTGAGAGCGCTGACGAGCAGCGGGAGCGGTTCAGTCGATTCTCACCTAACGGAAAAGTTCCTTGTTTACATGACGGCGATCTGCGTATTTGGGATTCGCTCGCAATCGTAGAGTATCTCGCTGAGCGCTATCCCGCAGTTTGGCCGAGTGATCCTGCGGCGCGAGCCTACGCCAGAAGTGCTGCCGCCGAGATGCACTCTGGGTTTGCTGCAATAAGACGGCATTGCAGTATGACGTGCGGCCAAAGAGTGGTGCTACGTGAGATACCCACGGATGTGCGAGTCGATCTAGATCGACTGGCGGCGCTTTGGTCGATGGGCCTTGACCGGTTTGGTGGTCCGTTTCTGGCGGGTGAGAAGTTTTGCGCGGTAGATGCTTTCTTCGCACCTATCGCCTTCCGTATGCAGTCGTATGGGCTATCACTCGATGAGTCGAGTGACGCCTACGTGGCACGCTTACTTGCCTTACCGAGCATGCGGGATTGGTATGCGGCAGCGCTTGTGGAGCCGTGGCGCAAGAAGGCGTACGAGGAAGAGATCAGATCGGTTGCTATTTCGATCACTGATCTTCGAGAACCCCGCTAACTAACGCCGTTTACGTTACGCGATGAATTCTGAGTGATGAGCCTTTGTATCTTTATAAGTCGGTTCGGTTGGTGAGCGTCGTAAAGTTCGGTTAGTTGCTGTCGAAGTGCAGCACCACCATTTGAGTCGCGCATTTAGAGCGCAGAAAAACGTGCACTTACGCCCCATCGTAGCGGCCAATGTGCTTACACACTTGCTTACACACCGGCTCTGACAGCGAAAAACCCCGCCGAAAACAGTTGCATTCGGTGACTGCAAGCTACTCATAATCCCTTGGTCCTTGGTTCGAACCCAAGCGGCGCTAGTCTTAAGCCTGATTTATCACGTCGTCATCAAGGTCGTTGTCGTGATTCAGCGGCAAACTAAATCAGAAAAAGTTCCCGTATAAATCGTCCTCTGTATTTGCAGTTCATTGACGAAGTTTGTGAGTAGCGAGCAGGTTGTTCTCCTGCTCCCTCCAATCCATCGGAAACGGCTTCAGCAGATCCTTCGCTGTCAGCTGGGGTGGATGACGCCCTGCGAGGATCGCTTCGACAATAGTCGGCGATAGGTAAGCCAGCCGAAGTACTCGGCTAACGTAAGATCCATCGATTTTTTCAGCAACCCCGAGCTCATCGATCGATGTGTAGGCGCCGCTGGATAGCAACCGATGCCAACGGTAGCCACGAGCAATGAGCTTGATCATGGTGTTGTCGATCCGCGCCGCAGGTTGGGTCACAGCGCGAGCGCCATCCGGGGTCAGCATTATTTTCCGACCGCCCCGAATTCTGATCTTGAGCGGTATCTCGGTTACCAAGGCGGGGTTGTTTGAGTCTACCGTCATGCTGCCTTCTCATTGGGTAGCTGCCGCAGCGTTGTATGCAGTAAGCGTGACATGCCGTCGTTCCGCCACTCGATGCTCACGCCATCCTTTCGCACCGTGATTCGCTTAATCACGGTTTGGATGATCCGCGCCTGCTCGGCGGGGAAGAGTTCCTCCCAAACGACGTCGATCGACTGGAGGGCATCGATCGCTTTGGCCTCGGGGATATCCGGGCGAAGCGTTGGCACTTCACGGACCGCGTGGCCGAGCACTTCGGGGGAGCGGAGAATGTTCCGTAGTTGTTGCACGACAAGTTGCTCAAGCTCACCCGCGGGAAGTCGACGCACTTCACAGCTGTCAGCGCCAAGTTTGATCGCGTCGGTGTTGACGTAGTAGCGGTAGACCTTGGTTCCTCGCTTGGTCCATTGAGGCGTAAAGGCACGTCCCTCCATAGAGACGAGCAGGCCGCGCAGGATTGATGGGGCGAGCGTTGTTCGGGGGGCGTACTGGCGCTTGGCGCGGGGGCTACCGGTTTGGATGAGGCGCTGGACCTGATCCCACAGGCTGCGATCAATAATTGGCTCGTGCTCGCCGGGGTAGTGATTCCCTTTGTAGGCGGCGATCCCGATGTACAGGGGGCTCTTGAAGAGCCTGTAGATGTATCCCTTGTCGATGAGCTTCCCGAGGCGATGTTTGCCGTTTCGGGTCGTCCAAGACTTGGAGGTGACGCCGCGAGCGCGAAGATCCCGCAGGAGTGTTGCCATCGAAGGTATCGCGGCAAACCGCGTGAACATTTCCCGGACGATCGCGGCCTCCTGGGGATTTGGCACCAGCTTCCGATCCACGACGTCATAGCCATACGGGGGCATACCACCCATCCACATCCCGCGCTGGCGCGATGCGGCGATCTTGTCGCGGACGCGCTCACCGGCGACCTCTCGCTCGAACTGGGCGAAGGAGAGCAGGATGTTGAGCGTGAGGCGTCCCATCGAGGTCGTCGTATTGAACGACTGCGTCACCGATACGAAGGTGACCTGATGAGCATCAAAGATGTCGACCAACTTGGCGAAATCGCTAAGCGATCGTGACAAGCGATCAATTTTGTAAACCACGATGATGTCGACCTGCCCAGACTGCACCGCCTTCAGTAGCCGCTGAAGAGCAGGGCGCTCCATCGTGCCGCCGGAGTACCCTCCATCGTCATAATGGTCGGGGAGCATCACCCAGCCCTCAGGCTTCTGGCTTGCGATGTAGTTGGCGCACGCATCGCGCTGGGCATCGAGCGAGTTGAAGGCCTGATCCAGTCCTTCCTCGGTGGACTTGCGGGTGTAGATCGCACATCTGAGACGGCGAGGCGTAGTCATGCCATACCTCGCCCTGAGGGAAAGCCGAAGAACGTCCACCCGTTGCGGTTGGTGCCGGTGATGGCGCGGGCAATGCTCGAGAGCGACCGGTACCGTCGGCCGTCGTACTCGAAGTAATCGATTCCGACGACCACTTCGTGGGGAACGCCCTGCCATTCGCGGATTAGCCGGGTACCCGCTGTCGGGCGGTTGTCGGCTCGGCGTCGCCGAATCTCCCCTTGGCCTCCATCCACCTGTTCCCCCAGTTGTTCAAGCTTACGCACCGTCTCGCGCCTCAGCCCGCCGTACGCCAGTTCCTGGATCCGGTAGGCGAGGCGCGATTCAAGGTAGCGCCGGTTGTACGGCGGTGGCTCCTGCTGGAACAGATCGCGCCACAGCTGCTTCAACTCCACAAAGGGCGCGGTTCGCAGGCTCGCGACCCGAGCGACAACCGGCTCAATCATCGGTGGACTCCTCGTTAATGGGGACGTCCGTACTACCGCGTGGTTTTTGCAAGTTATCAAGTTGTTGATGACCTGTGAGTAAACGGATGACCCCCTGAGCCAGGAGTGAACCGACGGTTGCGGCCGGTGAAAAGTCGATTACGCTGGAACTCGATTGGTGCGAATGATTGCGGGGCATGAATGTTCATACCGTTTATTCGCGAGACTTTCTCAAAGGCTCAAATGTTGCGCCTCAAAGATGGTCGATTGCCGATCCTTACAAGGCGGATTACTGCAGTTGCGTAAGCAGCTTGTGCTAACGGAACTCGACTGAATCTCAGCATGAATATTCATAACTTAGTGATTCAACGACGGAATTCGGTAGCGGTGCAGTCAGTAATTGAAAACGAGTACGACGAGAGCCAGGATTCACATAAACGATTGTTTAAATTGAAAAAATTGCGCGTGCAATTATCGCATTGCAGTGCTTGCGGATCCGAAACTTCCGCGCAAATATCTCGCCATCAATTAACGCTACTTGGAAATGGAAAAGACGCTCGATTCGGGTTCAACGATCAACGAAATCAGTCGCGATGAATTTCATGATCACGAAGCGGCATAGATGTACTTGGTCTAAAGAATTCCGTTTTTGGTTTTGAGGTAAGGTCATGAAGGATACGGAATTAGATTCGCTATCAAAAAAACTATTCGCTTACGCTGCGGTTTATCGAGTCCCGATTGCGGCGGCGCTGTGGTGTGGTGTCCCCGCAAGTGAAGCAGAGACATTTTTAGAAGACTCCAGTGTCGAGGTAAAGCCAGGTGTCTTCGATAGTCCTTTCGTGGACAATTTCGAGGCAAAGTGCCGCGCGATTCATCACGCGATTGAACGGGGCTTCCTGCACTGCTGTGATGAGCACGGAAGAATCATTGAAGATTACGTGCCGCCAGCCCGCAGATATGTCGCTCGTCGAGATCTCAAGCAATGGATGGAGAGGGAATTTGACGGCGAGAAGCCTGCCTTCTTATTTGGTGAGATCGACGTAGGCAACAGTCGTGTGCACACCGTATCGCCTCGGGCAGAGACGACATACTTGAACATTATCGGCGCACTGCTCGATCTGCTAGTCGACAAAGAGTCGTCGAGCAGTAAACGGACTCGGTTCCCGAGTCAGGCCGCTGTTATTAGCGCGCTCGAGTCTCGATTCCCCGGAAAAGAAGGGCTGTCGGAGAGAACGCTACAAGACAAGTTTGCGGCAGCCAAGCGGAGCCTCGATCAGTGATTCGCCGCAATTGCGGCGGTCGGTGCCGCAACTGCGGTGCTTCTGGGAATTAACAGCGGCCAAATAGCCGCGGCCTTGATAACTCGTACAGGTAATCGAAATGACCGATAGCAAGAACACGTTGATAAAGTCTGCCGTCATGGCGACGACAGCGCCCGCGATGCTCCGCACAGACGACTTATATTCGAAGCCGCTTCCGGTCGCGAATGAGCCGTTCATCATCGCCACGTTAAATGCTGCTGCAGCACGCTCGCGGCGTGCTGGCGTCACCGCGGGCCTCACGGAAGCCGAACGCGATGACCTGTTTCAGGAGATCGTGCTCGACATACTCGAGCGGCGGGCGGGCTTCAATCCGGAAAAAGGCGCTCCCGGAACTTTCACGGGGATCATCTCTTCGCATCGCACCGCCGATTTCATGTCGAATCGTAAACAAGATAGGTGGCGGTTTGTTCTTGCTGCAGACACTGGAATCGAGTCCCTGGTCAGTCTTGCAGCCGCGTTGGTTGGTCAATGCACAGCGGCGGATCTCGACGCTGCTAATGACGAGCTAATCAACGATGACGACGGGTGCGTCGAGCAACGGCCGCTATGGCAAGAGCCTGAAGATCACGCCCTCGTTTGTGAGGCCGCAAGCGACCTAGAAGCGGCGTTTCACTCGATGAGCGATGAGCAGCGCAGCCTGTATGAATTGCTTTGCCACCATCAGGACGTGCCTGCTGCTGCAAAGGCGTCCGGCATGTCCTCGGCGACCTTTTATCGGCGCGTGGCCGACTTACAGATGCACTTACGCATGTTCGGATTCAAGACTGCCGCCTGATCGTAGGGGTGGCTGAGAAAACCGAACTACTCAGTCCGTAAAAACCTTCATCAACCAAAGAAACGTCGTCTCCCGATGATCGGGAGGCGGCGAGGGGCTCGCTTATGCCTGAAAAACGTGAAACGACCAGTTGTGATGTGTCATCCGGTATCCGGATCGCACCGGCGCGGCGCGAGCGACCGGTGCTAACCGAGGAGTTGCTCTGTGATTGGATCGCCTCCGCACATGCGGGTGAAGCGATCATTTATCACGAGGGGTTTCTCACGATTGATCGATCAGCTGCCGAGAGTGCGTTGCCGGAGCGCGAACGCGCGAGGGTGCATGCGCTTGCACGCCGTGCGTGGATCGCGAGCGAACTCGGGCTGCTGCGTCTCTTTAGTCAGCGAGTACGCGACGGACACTACCGATACCTAGCCGTGCGTGCATCGAGCGGTCTGACCCCGCCTGACATTCGGCATCGACTCCGTACGTCGAAGTCGTTTCACCTGAGTACTCACTGAGGCTCCCATGGCACCCGAAGCTGATGTCATGACGAAGTTATCGACTCTGTCGCTCGGCGAGCTCTCGACACACTCGTTAAGCGATCTCGACCAACTCCTTCGCGAGGTGGGGGTCGTGGAGGCGAGGGCTCACCAGTACCGCCAGGTGCTGCAGGGCGAGCTCGATCATCGCTACAACGCGCGAGCGCAGGCATTACGCCAAGAGGCCGGTAAGTCGACAGGCATCGTGCGTCTCGAGGACGAGGGGTTCGTAGTAATTGCGGATCTTCCAAAGCGCGCCGAGTACGACCAGCGAAAGCTCAAAGAAGCGGTCGAGGCGCTGCGCAAGTGGGGCGAGGACCCGGCGCACTACGTGGAGATGCGCTTTCAGGTGTCCGAGACCAAATACAACGCGTGGCCACCGGCGGTTCGCAAGCTCTTCGAACCTGCGCGAACGCTCAAGACCGGTCGACCGACGTATCGCCTTGAGCGAGTCGATCCGAGCGCGCTGCCCGCGGCAGCTAATGACGATCATTTTCCGGAGGTTTCCTGATGGCTATTTCCCTTGCACAGCTCACCCGGGCGAGTGCGCCCAAGGCGCCGCGTATCTTGATTCATGGCGTGGCCGGCGTTGGCAAGACGACCTTCGCCGCTGAGGCTAAAGCGCCGGTGTTTGTCGCGACCGAGGATGGGCTCGGCACACTCGGCGCAGCGCACTTTCCGCTCGCGCGCACGTTTGATGAGGTGATGGAGTCGCTCTCCGCGCTTTACAGCGAGCCCCACGAGTTTTCGACCATTGTGATCGACAGCGTCGACTGGCTCGAGCCGCTCGTGTGGGCGAAGACGTGCCGCGATAACGGCTGGGGTTCGATCGAGGACGCGGGCTACGGCAAGGGCTATGTGGCCGCACTCGGGCTCTGGCGCCAGTACATCGAGGGGCTCAACGCTCTTCGGGACGATCGCGGCATGACGGTGGTACAGATTGCGCACACCGACATTAAACGCTTCGATAGTCCTGAGCACGATCCGTACGACCGTTATGTCATCAAACTGCACAGCCGTGCGGCGGCTCTTTTACAAGAGCACTCGGATGTGGTGCTTTTTGCGAACTACCGCATCTCCACTGTGAAGTCGGACGTCGGCTTCAACAAGAAAATCAGCCGTGCAGTGGGCTCTGGTGAGCGCGTGATTCACACCGCCGAGCGTCCTGCGTATCTCGCGAAAAATCGCTACGGCTTACCTGACACGCTGCCGCTCGAGTGGCAGGCGTTCGCGACGGCAATGCCGGTCGCGATTCAGTCGATGTTGCTTCCGTCTTAAGACCCCCGATCCATTCCCCCTACACAGGAGTACATGCAATGGCATCCCTTGGACACACGTTTGACGCCTCAACGATTCAGCCCAATAGCGTTTATGAAGTGCTGCCGCCCGGTCGGTATCTCTCGCAGATCGTGCAAAGCGAGATGCGCCCGACCAAGGACGGTATGGGTCAGTACCTCTACCTAGAGGTCGATATCCTCGAGGGGCAGTATCAGGGTCGAAAGCTCTTTGATCGATTGAACCTCGTTAACCAGAATGCCGAGACCGTTCAGATCGCGCAGCGCACGCTCTCCTCCATCTGCCGCGCTGTCGGCAAGATGCAGGTCAGTAACTCCGAGCAGCTGCATCTCATACCGCTCATCGTTGATGTGCGCGTACGTCCGCCGAAGGGCATGTACGGAGAGTCGAACTCGCTTCGGTATTTGCCGCGAAGCCCGGGGGCTGTGCCCGTCGCCCCTGTGGCTTCGGCGCCTGCGGTGGCAGCGCCTGCCTATCGACCCGTTGCACCCGCGGTGACGGCGGCGGCGAACGGACTGCCGTGGAAGAAGCAGGGCTGAGGC